GCAGAAATGAGGAAGAAATGAGCTTAAACACCGAACAGGCTGCATTCCTACTGGATATGTGCAAATTGATCCAATACGCCACAGATCAGGGTTTTATGGTTACTGGCGGTGAATTGGCGCGTACACCCGAACAGCAGGCGATCTACTTTAAGAATGGCCGTAGCAAGACCATGAACTCCATCCACTTAAAGCGTTGCGCCATTGATCTGAACTTCTTCAAAGATGGAAAGATCATTTGGGATAAGTCAACCATTGCACCACTTGGCGCGTTTTGGGAAAGTCTGCACCAAAAGAATCGTTGGGGCGGTAACTTCTCCAATTTGGTGGATTGCCCACACTTTGAGAGAAATGTCTAATGGCGCTCAACCTTGGTCAGCAGATAAGCACACCGGCGCAGCCAAACCTTGGCACGCCTGCGCCTGCCTATGACCAAGGCTTTATGGCTACATCATTTGGTGGCCTCAATGTCTACTTTACCAAGCTAACGGCCATCTTTGCGGCGCTGTTTGGACAGCGTGGTGGTAAGTGGATCAACAATCCATATGGGGCGTTCCAAGACACCACAGATCAGACGGCCACCGCCAACACCGCCACTGTGATGACATTCAACACCACAGACTTCAGCAATGGCATTGTGGTTGACTCAGGTTCTAAATTGAGGGTTTCGCAGGCAGGCATCTACAACTTGCAATTTAGTGTGCAATTACAAAATACTGATACACAATTGCATGATGTCAGCATTTGGTTGCGCCAAGACGCGGCTGGTGCTGGGACTGACATTGCAGGATCAACTGGACTTATCAGCGTACCAAATTCACATGGTGGCATTGATGGCCATATTATTGTTGGGTGGAATTACTTTATAACGCTAGACGCCAATGATTTTGTCGAAATTTGGTGGTCTACGACAAATACTGCGGTGACTATACAAGCCTATGCCGCCGGAACTTCACCGACAAGGCCGACAACGGCATCAGTGGTGGCCACTATGACATTCGTGTCCAATCTGTCAACAGAAACAGCATAATTCAGTTATGGCACTCATACCTCTCAAAATCCCACCAGGCGTGTACCGAAACGGCACTGAATATCAGTCTGCTGGCCGGTGGTTTGACGCCAACTTGGTACGCTGGTTTGAGAACACTCTCAGACCGATTGGCGGCTGGCGCAAGCGTTCATCTAGTCAGATGACAGGCTCATGCCGAGGGTTACTGACTTGGCGCGATAACAGTGGTGACAGATGGATTGCTGCCGGTACGCATTCAAAGCTCTACGCCATGAACGAGGCAGGCACGCTCAAGGACATCACGCCAACAGGATTCACTGCTGGTCAGGCTGATGCCGCGACAAAGACTGGTTTTGGTTATGGTCCTTATGGTTCATACGCCTATGGAATTGCGCGTCCTGATAACGGCACAGTGACACCAGCAACGACTTGGAGCTTAGATACTTGGGGCGAGTATCTGATTGGCTGCTCTGAATCTGATGGCAAGCTCTATGAGTGGCAGTTGGGATTCTCAACGCCAACGCTGGCAGCGGCCATCACCAATGCGCCAACAGGATGCCAAGCTGTGATGTCCACCGCAGAACGCTTTGTCTTTGCCTTGGGAGCATCAAGCAACCCTAGACTGGTGAAATGGTCAGATCAGGAAAACAATACAAACTGGACGGCATCAGCCACCAGTCAGGCGGGTGACTTTGAGCTGCAGACAGTTGGCGCTTTAAAGGCAGGCAAAAAGGTGCGCGGCATCAATTTGCTGTTTACCGATGTTGATGTTCATACTGCTACCTATGTTGGTTTGCCTTATGTGTACTCATTTGAAAAGGCTGGATCAGGATGCGGATTGATTTCATCTCAGGCTGTGGCGGCCATTGACACTGCCGCCATGTGGATGAGCAAATCAGGTTTTTGGTTATTTGATGGATATGTCAAGCCTTTATCTTGTGATGTCTCTGATTATGTATTCCAAAATCTGAATTACAACCAAGCAAGCAAGGTGTACGCCGTACACAATAGCAAGTATGGTGAGATATGGTGGTTCTACCCATCCAGCGCCAGCAATGAGGTGGATTCCTATGTCACCTACAACTACCGCGAGAATCACTGGAATATTGGCTCTATGGCGCGTACAGCCGGCACTGACAGGGGCGTCTATTTGAATCCTTTGATGGTGTCATCTGACGGCTACATCTATGAGCATGAAGTTGGCTATGCCTATGATTCTGGCGTACTGTTTGCCGAGTCTGGACCATTGGAGATTGGACAGGGTGACAACATCATGTCTGTACGCCAAGTGATACCTGATGAGCAGACCTTGGGTGAGGTGGTGGTGAGTTTTAAAACTCGGATGTATCCAACCTCCACAGAGTCGAGTTATGGACCATATTCGGCATCACAGCCAACCAGTGTGCGTTTTGCTGGACGTTTGGTTAAGGTTCGTTACACCGGCAATGTGTTGGAAGATTGGCGTGTTGGTGTTTCCAAGTTAGATGCAGTTGCCATGGGTAAGCGTTAAGAGTGGTGGCGAAATAGAATAGCCATAAGGGGAAAATATGAAAGCATCAGAGATCATCGGCCAATACTCACAAGCACAAGGTATTTCACCTCAAAATGCTATTACTGCTACTAATAATGCAGTTTCAAGTGGTAATTCTATTCTTTTACAAGAAAACGATACTGTTTTTGTAGTCACAAAGATCAAGCCTGGTGTTGCTGATGTTGCAATGTTTACAGCAGATTCTCCACAAGTTTTACAGCAGTCCTTTATGACTCTTTTAAATAAATTACGCCAATCTGGTATTCGCATAATTTATGGGGATTTAGAGAATAAGGATTTGGTCAGCTTGTTACAACAAAGCGGGATGCAATTGTCACAGTCTGATTTGCCAGATTACGCATGGCGTACAACCATATAAGAGGTAAATCATGGGTTTTTTTAGTGGAATCACAAATGCAGTCAGCAATGTAGTAAGTGCAGTCACGAAGCCTGTTGAGCAAGTTGTTTCAGCAGTAAGTAATGTTGCATCAAAAGTTGATGATGCTGTAAATAAAGTGCCAGGTGGATGGGGTACTGTTGGCGCAATTGCTGGTGGCGCTGCACTTCTAAGTGGTGGTGCAGGCGCGGCTGCGAGCAGCGGAACAGGATTAACTGCTGGAGGTGGTGGGCTTGGGCTTACGGCTGGAGGCAGTGGGCTTGGATTGACTGCGCCAGGCGCTGCATCTGCTGGCCTTGGATCAACGGCAATTGGTGCTGGTTTAGGGACAACATTAGCAGGATTAAATACTGGCATTGGTGCTGGTACGGCTGCTGGTACTGCTTTAGGGAGTCTTGGTATGGGCGCAGTTGATTACAGTCTTACAGGAGCAGCGCCAAGTGTATTAAGCACTTTAGGCAATGCAGGGTCAGCAATATGGGACTTTGCAAAAGCAAACCCTAGCATTGCAGGATCATTGCTTGGGGCAGTCACTGGTGCAATAGGCGCGTCAAATGCTCCAACATCACAAACCTCCACCACAAGCATTGACCCACAGATCAAGGCTGAGTATTTGGCTAACCTTGAGCGCGCCAAGACAACAGCGGCTGGCTTAACAGCGCGTGAAATAGCACAGCCTGGTGCGATGTACACCGGTGCAGAGCAAAAGCTATACAACCTCGGCATGACGCCATTTGGAGTTGCTGATATTGCAAAGTTTTATAACCCATTTGAAAATCAAGTGGTGCAAGGTGCTTTGGGCGACATTGAGCGTACACGACAAATGCAAGAGCAGGCAAACATGGCGCAGGCGACTGCTGCTAAAGCGTTTGGCGGTTCACGCCAAGGCGTAGTCTCAGGCATGACCAATGAAGCGGCATTGCGTCAGGCTGCCACCACTGGTGGTCAATTGCGATCTGCTGGATTCACTCAGGCCGCCAACCTTGGACTGGCAGCGCGTCCATTGGACATTGCAGGCTTGCAGACTTCATTAGGTCTTGGCACTACTCGCACTGCACTTGAGCAGGCAAGACTTGATGCGTTACGTAATTTAGGCACTGAGCGTTTGGGTATTACTAGCGGCGCATTGGGACTTCAGCCAGCAAATGTTGGTCAGACATCAACACAGCCCTTATATACAAGTCAAGCAGGAAGTTTGCTTTCTGGTGGTCTGACTGGTGCATATATTGGATCATTGCTTGGAAAGGCATAAATCATGGCTACATACGATCAAAACTTCTCAGGTTTGCTTGGCGACATCTTTGGTGGTGGTGGTGCTACTGGCCTTGAAGACTATCTGACGCCAGCTCAGACTGAGCAGATGAATCGTCAGGCTCTGCTGCAAGCAGCCATTGCCGCGTCACAGGCAAGCGCACCAAGCACAACACCTCGCAACTTCATGCAGATACTTGGTGCTGGACTCGCTGGTGGTCAGCAGGGCTATCAGCAGGCGCAGCAGGGGGCTATTCAGCAATCATTGCTCGCAGAAAAACTTGGTGAAAAGAAAGCATTGAAACAGATGCAAGGTCAAGTTCAACAATTCTTAACTCAACCAGCACCAGAGGGCGTTGATCCAAATCAATTTAAGGCTGCTCAGTACATGAAGTTAGCAGATGTTTATGCTGCATCTAATCCAGAACAGTCTGTCAAATTTTTTGAAATGGCTCAGAAATTGACGCCACGCGCTGAAGTCACTGGTCAACCATTTGAGGTGACTGGCGCAGAGGGTACACCAATCATGGTGCAACAATTCAAAGACGGCACTATCAAGACACTTGAGGGATTTGGTCCAAAGCGTGAAGTAGTCCTGCAAAACCTTGGCGGTAAGGTAGTGGCAATTGACAAATCTACATTGCGTGGTGGCGAGCAGATGGCCATCACATTGACGCCAGCAGAAGAGCAGCGTTTGGCAATGGATG